CTGGAACTGGTGATACTGAATCAACTACTGAAGGACGAGGACTATCTCCGGAAGGTGATACCCTTTCTGAAGGATGAATACTTCACAGACTGGTCTGAACGACGCGTCTTTCAACATGTAAAAACATTTGTTGAGCAGTACAATTCTTCTCCAAGCGAAGAAGCCCTGCAAATTTCTCTCCAGAACGACAAGAATTTGACTGAGGATGAATTCTCTGTAATTTCGGAAATTATAAATAAATTTGGTACTCCGCAGCCTAATAAACAGTGGATTTTGGATGAAACTGAGAAGTTTTGTAAAGACAAGGCGGTGTATAATGCAATTGTCCAATCCATTCAAATCATTGATGGCAAAGACAAGAAGTTTACTAATGAAGCCATTCCTGAAATTCTTAAAGATGCTCTAGGCGTCAGTTTTGATAATAGTGTGGGGCACGATTATCTTCTAGATAGTGATGATAGATTTGAATACTACCACAAGTTAGAAGAAAGATTGCCTTTTGATTTAGACATGTTCAATAAAATTACTAAGGGTGGTCTGCCTAGAAAGACATTGAATATTGCTTTGGCAGGTACAGGTGTGGGTAAGAGTTTGTTCATGTGTCACATGGCAGCAGGAGCATTGAGTCAAGGCAAGAATGTATTGTATATAACTATGGAAATGGCAGAAGAGCGCATTGCCGAACGTATTGATGCCAACTTGATGAATGTCACCATGGATGATTTAAAGAATCTTCCCAAGCAGATGTTTGATGACCGAATGACCAGAATCAAAAACAAAACAGAAGGCAAGCTCATTATCAAGGAGTATCCCACAGCATCAGCACATTCTGGGCATTTCAGGGCTTTATTAAATGAATTGAATTTAAAGAAAGAATTCATTCCTGACATCATTTTCATTGATTACTTGAATATTTGTGCTAGTAGCAGATTCAAGATGTCGGGTAGTGTGAACAGCTACATCTACATCAAGGGTATTGCAGAAGAACTTCGTGGCTTGGCCGTGGAATTCAATGTTCCGATTGTGTCGGCCACACAAACTACAAGGAGTGGATATGCAAATAGTGACATGGAGCTTACTGATACTTCTGAGTCATTTGGACTTCCAGCAACTGCGGACTTCATGTTCGGCATTATTTCCACAGAAGATTTGGAAAAGCTCGGACAACTACTCATCAAGCAATTGAAGAATAGGTACAACGACCCTTCTCAGCACAAGAGATTCGTGATTGGTGTTGACAGAGCCAAGATGAGATTATATGATGTGGATGCTTCTGCACAGAAAAACATCATGCAGGAAAAGAGAGTAGAAGTGTATGCTCCAGAAACAAGTGGAAAGCCGGCAGCATTCACGTCCAGGATGTTCGCCAAGAAGAACTTTGATGGAATTAAGTTCTAGTATAAATACCTCAGTTAAGACGGAGGTTCCATGTACCTAGCCAGCAAGATACACAAGGAACTAAAACACCATTTTCCTGGTGATGACATCATCGGGTCAGAATTGGCATATGGTGTCATCACCAAACGTCTTAACAAGGTTCTTCGTCCTTTAGGGGCAAAGATTCGTGTGAAACGAGACAAAGAAATGAAGGTGAAGCGTGGAAGTGTCAAGCAGCCATATAATTTTTCTGGCTATTATGATACAGGTAAAAAGAAGAATGCTATTGTATTAAATGTACATTTCACCCCATCCAGAAACACTTTTAAATTCACACGACAGAATTATAATGGTTTCATCTTCATGTTGTCTCAAATACTACAACATGAATTCATTCATGAAAACCAATTTGCTTTTCGTCCAGACCAAGCAGAACGAAAGGTGAAGGTGTTTCATTCTGACAAACTCTCCAAAAAGCGTCTGTCAGAAATAGAATATCTCAGAGAATGGTGTGAAATTGAAGCCTATGCGCATGACATCGCCATGGAAATCAATTACTATTATTCTCATCTCAGACCATCCACCGTTATCAAGCACATTGATAGCCGTAGGAAACTCTACAGCTATATGTTTTATAAACGTGCTTTTAAAGGTACAGATTGGACTCGCTTGAAAAAGTCTTTATTGCGTAAAATCTGGCGGTGGATCCCCTCAGCACAAGGCCCCACCGTCGTGTAAGTTGTTGATTTGCAAGCACTTAGCTAGGGCTTGACAAATGAACAAAAATGTGTTATATTTCATATAAGGGATACACTCCCCATCACACTCACGGAGGGCTGAATCATGACAGAAAATTCGATGGACCTACTTGGAACCACCAAGGGGATAGCAAACACTGCACGAACCTGGGCAGATGTGGATCTAGATGAACAAGAGTATCTGGACCGTCTGGCCAGTTTTGGTGAAGGTTTCTATGACCTCTCACGATTCCAAAGCGGAGAAAATGGTAAAATTGATGTGGTTGGTGCTTGACATTTGGTTGTAGGTGTGTTAGAATTAAGGTGTAGGTGAGCAGTCAAACTTCTTTCTCATTGGAGGCTGTATTATGCGTAATTCTGACAAGGTTTCTTTCGTTTGTTTCACTAACGGCGGGTCGCGTACTAATGGCAAGACCATTGGCACCAAGATTCGGTTCACTAATGACCGTACTCGCTACACCAAGGCTCTTGGTAAGCTCGGCGTCAGCTCAGTGGTTTGGGTTGACCTTCCGAATGCCATGACCAAGTCGCAAGCCATTGACTATCTTCGTGCATCTTCTGATGCCACGATTTCGGAGCAGGCATATCAGGATGCCATCGCATCTGCGGCTCGCCGTCTCCGCCCTGTTAGCAAGGGTGTCAAGACTGTAAAGAAGGGTAAGTAATTGTTAATTGGAGCGCACGGTATTACGCCCGCCGTGCGCTCCTTCATTGAAAAGGGCGACATAAGGAGATATACTATGTCACAGAATGACCGTTTGGTTCGTTATCTTTCATCTGGCCGTTCCATCAGCGCTCGTGAGGCTCGTAGCCGTTTCGGCATCCGTAACCTTCGTGCCCGTGTGAATGACCTTCGTTCTGAGGGTTTCTGCGTGTACACCAATCGCGGTGAGACCACGACCTACCGTATGGGTCGTCCTTCACGTGCTATTGTGGCCGCAGCTTATCAGACTGCTGGTAGCCGTATTTTTGGTAACTAATCATTAACAGGGAGGCAATCATGTTATGGTATCATTACTTAATCGCAGTGATATTCATCGCCATGATTGCCTCTCCTGTTTGGTTTTTTGGTAAAGTTGGTAAAATTCTGTTCGATGAAAAAGAACCACATGAGCCTTTTGTGCAACACATCAATCCCAATTCAATCATCCCTTATTCAGAGAGTGTTGAAATGATTCATGCTGATGACAAGGTGTTGAAAAATTTAGATAAAATGATTCAAACTTCCGAAAAGAAGCATGTGAAGCAGTTGTGGGAAATTAAAAAGGCTGAGTTTGAACGCCAACTTAGATGGAAGGCCACGGTGAGAAATCATGTATAATCGTGAAGCCACACTACAGTTGTTGAAGAAGCTAGCTGAGCTGAAGGCAGAAAGCTATGAAATTAATTGGGAAGAATGGGAACATAATCTAGATAGCGAACAGTTGGAATCCATGGTGGATGCTGGAGTAGAAGAATCCGAACAGTATTTTTTAAGCATGGAAATAGATGAGGCATCTGATGATTATTATGATGACAATGGTTTAGCTGAAGAAAAGACCAAGGTATTGGAGATGCTGATAGATGATTTGATTACAGGATACATCTATCAGAATATGCTTCGAAAGAAAAAGGCTATCGAGGAGTTCATTTCATCCATTTAGAGATAAATAGTAGAAACCAGATACTGGACTGCTATGGCTGCTAAAAGCGATAAAAATACACATTTAGAACACCTGGAAGATGACATCATCAACCTGGGGTATAAAGGCGCCCAACAATCCATAGCGTTTGTTGAGGCGCTTTTTGATTTGTTTCAAGGTAATTCCACACGTAAATTGAACATTACGGTGAAGTGGGATGGTGCCCCTGCTGTTGTGGTGGGCAAAGACCCAGAAACTGGAATGTTTTTTGTGGCTACAAAACACGGCGCTTTTTCCAAGGACATGAAGTTGGGATTTTCAGAAGAATTGATAGACCATTATTATGGCGGAGGCCCAGCTGAAGTTTTAAAGGTGGTGTTTCGTGAATTGAAAGATTTACCTTTTCACGATGTCATTCAAGGAGATGTGATGTTCACACCTTCTATCAAGAAAACTACAGTGATTGAGGGCAAACAATACATCACCTTCAAGCCCAACACCATTGTGTATGCCGTGCCAACCACAGATGTCTTGGGAGAAAAACTAGCATCATCTAATCTTGGAATAGTGTTCCATACTAAATATACAGGGAAGAAGGCAGTCAATGAAATGTCAGCTTCTTTTGGTGTTGATGTCAGTAAGCTAAAATCTAAAACTGCTTGGATTCAGGATGCGTCATACCAAGACATGTCTGGGAAAATGACGTTGACGGCCCAAGAAACTAGAACAGTTAGTTCACATATTGCTTCTGCCAAAACTAACGCCATTTCTGCGAGAAAGTTTCTAGATGAATTAGCTACACAAACATCGGATTTAACTGTAGGATACATCTTCAAGATTTTTGTGAACAAACTGGTAAGAGATGGAACGCCCATCAATGAGCGTTCTCTGACTGGATTGGAAGCCTTTATGATGGATCGAGTTTCTAAAAAAGAAATGGGGATGAAAACTCCTGCAGGAAAACAGAAGTATGCAGGATTGAAAAAAGAATTGAAAAAATATTTGAGTGATAACAGTGTGAATCTTCGTGCCATGATTAAGTTGTACATGAATTTGTTAACTGTGAAAAATTTGTTTGTAAAAAAATTGAATGAAGCTCAAGGTATTCCTACATTCATTGAAACACCTGAAGGTTTCAAACATACTGATCCTGAAGGATATGTAGCAGTAGATAAAGCAGGAAATGCTGTAAAGTTGGTGAACAGAATGGAGTTCTCACAAGCCAACTTCAATGCTGTAAAAGATTGGAAGAAAACACCAGTAGGACCCATTGAGTTGGATGTAAACTTAAAAACCATGGTGTTTGCTTTTGGTCGTATGAATCCTCCAACAATAGGTCACAAAAAGTTGGTGGACAAAGTGGTGAGTGTAGCTAAAGAAAAGAAAGGTGATTATGTCATCATTCTTTCTCGAACTCAAAAGGCACCTAAGGATCCATTAGGTCCAGAAACGAAGTTGATGTTTGCTAAAAAGATGTTTCCAAATTTAAATATTGTGTTGGCAACAAAAGAATTGTTTAGCTTTTTCAAATGGTTGGAAACATGGAATGGTGTGTATGATAAAATAATTATGGTGGCAGGTAGTGATAGAGTACCTGAATATGAAACCACTATACAGAAATACAATGGTGTGGCATACACATTTAAAGCAGTGGAAGTTGTATCTGCGGGTGAGCGTGATCCTGATGCTGATGGTGCTGCTGGCATCTCAGCTAGCAAAATGCGTGATTTTGCTATGAAAAATGATTATAAAAGTTTCAGAAAAGGATTACCTAGCACAATGCAAGAGGCAGATGCTAAAGCATTATATAACGCTGTAATAGAAGGAATGAGCTAATGGCACAATATATTAAGCCACAAGATGTACAAGATGGAGAACAACGCTATGAAGTTGTCATGCTTGCAGCAGGCAAGGATGGTAGCGTGGTTGAAGCTACCAATCCATTGCCTGTCACCGGCGGTTATGGCAGCAACAATTCATTACTAGTATCCCTGGGCGGCACAAACCTTGATGCGT